GGCCCCGTCACCCGTCATCGTGCTCGACAACCATCGGCAGAACCGCAAGGCCCGCAAGCCTGAGCTGGTCGCCGTCACGCACTAAGGATCAGGCCCGATGAGCAGCAAGACCGACATCAGCGACGTTCCGGTGGCAGCCGGTCATCCGCTCTCTGGCCTATCCGTTCCGCCGACCGTCCGGTTCAGCGACGACAGGGAAGGCATCGAGGCCCGGATGATGCTGGCCGGATATGCCGACTACCTCGGCAGCGCCGTCCGCAACCACGAGCCGGTGCAGATGATCCGCGAGATCATCGCCCGCATCAACGAGATCACCATGAAGGCCAGCCATCGCGAGATGAGCAAGCTGGTCGCACAAGCAAATAGCGGGAGGGCCAACTGATGGCTCTGCAAGCCAACGGGAGGCTCCTATGAGCGCGTTAGTGCGGATTTTTGCCCACACGGGCGTCACGACGGCCAACGTTGCCGCTGGCACCAAGTTCGCCACCGATAGCGTCTCGATGCTCAAGATGCCCTACCTCGCCCGCCAGTCGATCACGGCGACCGGGACGGCACAGAGCACCGCCACGCCACTGACCGCCAACGGGGGCACCAAGCTCCTGAACGTCCAAATCCAGGCCGGTAAGACCGTCGCGATCGAGGTGAACCCTCCGAACCGCTCGGTCGAGGCCGACAACGACAGCCCATACTACTCGGGCGACGTGACCCTGGAAGCCGGACCCAACTGGACACTCTCGATCAAAGAGATCGAGGTCGTCTAAACCCGAGGATGATGACCATGGCCAGGAAGCCCACAAAGGGACCGGCCCCCAAGGATGCCAGCAAGGCCAAGAGCCGGAAGCCGTCAAAAGCGGCCCCGGCTCAAGCCGTTTCAGGGAAGCCGGTACAGAAGCGCCCGCCAGGACACCAAACGTCCTACACGCCAGAACTGGCCGATGAGATCCTGTTGCGCTTGTCCGATGGGGAGACATTGCCCTCGATTTGCCGCGACGATCACATCCCGGCCCGCACCTCGGTCATTCAGTGGGTCATCGACGATCGTGACGGTTTTGCCGACAGGTATCATCGCGCGCGTGAGTTGCAGCGCGATAGCTGGGCCGACGACATCGTGACGATCAGCGACGACGGAACCAACGACTGGATGGAGCGCGCCGGGAAGGATGGCGAGACCAAGCTGGTCTACAACCGCGATTCCGTCGATCGCTCGAAGCTCCGTGTTGCATCTCGCCAGTGGCTCATGAAGGTCGGCAGCCCTCAGAAGTACGGCGACAAGGTTGAGAACACGCACAAGGGCGATGCGGCATTCCTCGCCGTCTGGTCGCAGATGGGCGGCGGCGCGTCGAAGGGCAAAACGGGCTCTTGAAATTATTGCGGCTCTGGGGTATGAACTGACCATCGCGTCCCCAAAACGCGCCGATCGCAACGATGCCTCACGAGCTGGTCACTCGTTCAGGCATGGGGACGTTTGATGACCATCTCAGCCGCCAACGGCCACCATTCCATTCCCAAGCCCGCCCCCGCTGGCGTCGGCTCGACAGTCGAGCTTGACCCCAAGCGCCTTGGCGTCGAGGGCAATCAGCTACTCGGGCAGGTTCAAGCCCTTTCACGCTGGGCCAGCATGTTTGCGGCCTACGCTCAGAAGACCCTCGATCTTCGTGAGCGCCAAGTGCTGCTCGAAGTGTCCAAGGCCCTCACCGAGAACGCCGAGAACTTCAAGGTGCAGCTTGCCCAAGTCGCCGTGAAGCGCAACGCGGGCACCATCACCCCGGTTGACGACGACGGCGAGGCCAACTGATGGCAGCAGCCGCGAAGAAACCAGCCCTCGAACCGTGGCAGCAAGCGTGGCTCGACAGCGATGGCGACCCGCTGGCGTTCGCGACCGGCGTGCTGGGCTTCGCTCTGCCGACCGAGACACCCGCCGAGGGCCAGCCGCAACTTGAGGTGTGGCAGTACGAGTTCTTGCGCGACTTCTACCTCGATCCCGAGGGCAAATACACCGACAGCCCGCGCCACAGCACCCGTGCCGGTCACGGCGTCGGCAAGGGCGTGATCATCGCCATCTTGGCGCTCTGGTTCCCGCTGACGCACCATGACAGCAAGGCCGTCCTGACCGCGAACAGCCAGGATCAGCTTCGCGACAACAACTGGCCCGAGATCAAGAAATGGGCTGGCCGACTTCCCGCGCCGCTTCGCGAGATGATCGTGATCGACGAGGAACGCCTGTACGTCAAGGCGGCTCCCGAGATGGCGTTCGTGGTTCGACGCACGGCCAGCAAGAGCAACCCGGAAGCCTTGCAGGGCATCCACGCCAAGCATGTGATGTACCTCGCCGACGAAGCGTCCGGCATCATGGACATCATCTTCGAGGTGGCGCAGGGCTCTATGTCCACCAAGGGCGCGATCTCGTGCCTGTTCTCGAACCCGACACGATCGAGCGGGTTTTTCTTCGACACGCACCACAAGCTGCGCAATCGCTGGCGCACGCACGTCGTCAACTGCGAAACCGTCCCGCGTGCCAAGGGGCACATTCAGGACGTGATCGACGCCTACGGCAAGAACTCGAACAAGTACCGCGTCCGCGTGCTCGGCGAGTTCCCGACGGCCGACGACGACACGGTGATCCCTCTCGAACTGGTCGAGGCTGCCCGCAAGCGTGAGGTGGTGCCCCGCGACGTTCGCCCCGTCTGGGGTGTGGACGTGGCCCGGTTCGGCGATGACACCAGCGCCCTCGCCAAGCGCCATGGCAACCGCCTGCTCGAACCCGTCAAGGAATGGCACGGCAAGAACACGATGCAGCTTGTCGGCATCATCGTCGATGAGTGGATGAAGACCGACGAAGACATGCGGCCGTCCGCGATCGTGGTGGACGTGATCGGCATCGGTTCCGGCGTCGTCGATCGCCTCGAAGAGCTGGACATGCCGGTGATCGGCATCAACGTCGCCGAGTCCGCCAGCAACGACGACAAGTATTTCCGGCTTCGCGATGAACTCTGGTTCAAGGCTCAGGGCTGGTTCGCCGCCCGCGACGTGCTGATCCCGAACGATGAAAAGCTGATCAGCGAGTTGACCGCCGTCACCTTCGATTATCACTCCGACGGCCGGTACGTCGTCGAGAGCAAGAAGATGATGCGCAAGCGCGGCATGCCGAGCCCGAACAAGGCCGATGCCTTCAACCTCACGTTCGCGCAACCCGACATCCAGCGCAAGAAACTGAACAAGTACCGGCCCGGTGGCCGGGGATCGGCATGGGCATCATGAGCATCACAGTCGTCAAGCAGGCATTCGACAAGGGACTCGGCGGCAAGGCTTCGTGCACCGGGGCCACCATGAGTTACGAGCAGGGCGGCAAGGTTCAGCGGCTCCGCTTCACGATGGGCGACGGCACGGTGAAAGACACCACGGCCACGCCTCAGGATGATCTGGCGATGGTCGCGCGCCAGTTCGGCGAACAGATCGCGGCAGAACAGGGATGACGGACATGGATCTTCGAGATGACATTGCCAAGGTCGTTGACGCTTGGAGCACGCACGAGCTTCGCGAGACGTTTCTTGCCGAGCGGCTTCACGCCAAGGCCCGGCAACGCCTGATCGACCGGATCGAGACGCTGTTGCGCGACAAGGGCGTGAGCACGGTTCCGGCCACCACGCCCAAGGTGCCGCCGCGCATCAAGGAAGTCATCGCCCCGATCGTCGAGAAGATCGAAGCGGCAATCGAAGGGGCCAGCACCGGGGCCAGCAAAGGGCCAGCAGAAACGCCCGTCGATGCTGACGAAGCGGCGGCCATGGAAGCACTCAAGGGCAAGCTCGCGGGCAAGCTCAAGGGCAAGAAAGGGGCAACCAAGTGATCGACGCCAACGGCAACCCCGACGTGATGGGCTCGCGCCAGATGACGCCGCAACAGTTGGCCGATGCCGACGAATTGCGGCTTGCCTACAACGCCCTGCATGCCCTGATCGAGAAGCACGCCAGCACGCTGCCCAAGCCCGAGGCTGGCCGCATGTTCTCCGTCGCCAAGACCAAGCTCGAACTCTCATGCTTGGCCGCCATCAAGGGGATCAGCCGCCTATGACACCGCAGATGCAGGGCTACGCCAAGACGGCCTTCGAGCGCGAATGCGGCTCGGGGGTTCGCTTCATCAAGGTTCAGGAAACGGGACGCGGCACGGATTTCTCGTTCTGCATCGTCTCCCGCAACAGCACGCACACGATCGGCACCAGCCCGACGGGCAAGGGACGGTCGGCCATCGAAGACGCAGCAACTCAGGCTGGACGCTGGGCCAAGATCATGGCCGATCGCTCAGCCATGGCCGCATAAGGGGAACGGCAATGGAAGACATCACCGCAGCGGATGCAGCCGAGCCGGTCTCCGAACCGTCTTTGCTCAACAACGAAGCGCTGTACGCCACGCTGCGGGGATGGTTCCGCGTCGATCAGGCTCACAGTGCCGAGTGGCGTCGGGACGCTAAGGACGACTTCGGGTTCGCCGCTGGCGACCAGTGGAAGCCCGAGGACAAGTCGGCGCTCGAAGATCAGAAGCGCCCGGTCATCACCTTCAACCGCGCCCTCTCGATCATCAAGGCCGTGGCCGGTATCGAGATCAACGGCCGCCACGACACGGTGTACTTGCCCAAGGGCACGTCACCCGGCGTCGTCAAGGCGAACGAACTGCTCACCAGCGCCTCGCAGTGGATGGCAGAGACCTCGGATGCCGAGGATGAGCAGTCGGAAGCGTTTCAGGATTCGGTGATCTGCGGCATGGGCTGGACCGAGCCCCGGATCAGCTACGATGAAGAGCCCGACGGCATGTACGCCGAGGGCAAGGTCGATCCCCTTGAGATGTATTGGGATCGGTCGGCGCGCTCGAAGAACCTGCAAGACGCCCGCCGTCTGTTCCGCGTCCGCAAGATGACGCTGGACGAAGCCCGCGACTTCGCACTCGGGCTCGGCATGACGGAAGTCTTCGACGATGACCTCGATGCCTCATGGGCGGTCGGCGCTGACACTGGCGAGGCCAAGCCGGTCGAGGAAAAGCGCCACCGTGACGAGAACGTGAGCGCATTCGACGACAAGGCAGAGGTGCACATCGTCCACGCACAGTGGATCGAGCGCAAGGCGTTCTACCGCGTCGGCGATCGTGTCACCGGCCGCGTGCTCGAACTCGATGAGGATCGGTTTGCCGAGTACAAGGAACTCGCGGCGGCGCACGGCCTCGAATACAACTTCGTCCGCCAGACCCGGAAGGTCTACAAGCAGGCGTTTCTCGGCAAGACGATCCTGGGCGACGTGATGGAGTGCCCCGGCAAGGATCGCTTCACCTTCCAGTGCATCACGGGCGAGCGCGACCGCAACAAGGGCACGTGGTTCGGCCTGATCCGCCTCATGCGTGATCCGCAGATGTGGGCCAACAAGTGGCTCTCGCAGACGCTCCACATCCTGAACACGACGGCCAAGGGCGGCATCATCGCCGAGAAAGATGCCTTCGAGGACGTGCGCGAGGCTCAGGACACCTACGCTCAGCCGGACGCCATCACATGGGTCAAATCCGGCGCGGTCTCGAACGGCAAGATCATGCAGAAGCCAGGCGTCGGGATGCCGACGGCCTACGTCAATCTGCTCGAATTTGCCATCGCCTCGATCCGCGACGTGACCGGCATCAACCTCGAACTGCTCGGCATGCGGGACGCCAATCAGCCCGGCATCTTGGAGCACCAGCGCAAGCAGGCGGCGATGACGATCCTCGCCACCATGTTCGACTCGCTTCGCCGGTATCGCAAGAACGTCGGCCGCGTCCGGCTGCACTACATCCAGCGCTATCTCAGCGACGGCCGCCTGATCCGCATCACGCAACAGGACGACAAGGGCCAAGCCGTCATGATGCTGGTGCCGTTGCTTCGTGATCAGACCGTGGGCGACTACGAGGTGATCATCGACGACGCGCCGACCTCGCCGAACCAGAAGCAGGAAACGTGGCAGTTCCTCATGCAGCTTATGCCGGTCTTCAAGGGCATGATGACGCCCGAGGCCGCCGTCGCCATGCTGGAATACTCGCCGCTGCCGTCCAAGCTGGTCGAGACGTTCCGCAAGCTGGTCATGGAAGGCAAGAACCCGCCTCCCGAGGCCATCGAGGCTCAGCAGATCGGCAAGGCCGCTCAGATCGCCAAGATCGAGCGCGACCGTGCCGCTGCATCGAAAGACTTGGCCACCGCAGACGGTGCCCGTGCGGAAGCGATGCTCGATCTCGCCAACGCGGCGGCTGCCGGTGCTCAGGCCGATCTCGACCGTGTGCGTACCGCCGTGGTGGCTGGCATTGCTGGCGTGCCGACAACGCGGAACATCGAAGGCGACTATGCGATCTCGCCGACCGGCGTCGATCCGTCTCGCCAACTGCCCTCGCTTCCTCAGATGCCGACCTCGCCGCCCCCGGCAGTTCGGAACCAACTCCCGCAGCCGGTAGCCGGACCGATCGCAGCGGAATAACAACACGGCAAGGATGATAGACCATGGATAACACCACAACGACGACTGGCGGCGATTCCGAGGCGTTCACCCCCGCCGAGGCCGCATACTTCACGAGCCGGGGCGCTGACACGTCGGCGCTCGAAGCCGAGATCGCAGGAAACGGCTCTGGCGAGCCCGCTGGCGGCCAACAGCAGCCGACGGGCAATGAGCAGGGCCAGGACCAGAACGCCCGCCAGGACGGCCAGGACGGGCAGGACGATGGCGATCTCGGGGAAGACGACGAACTGATCACCGTCGGCCCTGACGGCAAGCCTCGGGGCAAGGGCGGCCGGTTCGTCCCGCATCAGGCGCTTCACAAGGAACGTGAGCGCCACAAGATGACCAAGGCCGAACTCGATGCCGTCCGCGAAAAGCAGGCGCGCGCCGACGAACGCCTGACCGTGCTGAACGACATCTTGAGGCAAGCCGAGGCACCGGCACCGGGAACGCAGAAGCCCGGCGCACCGGCCGCGCGCAAGCTATCCGAGATCGACCCGGCAACGCAGCCCTTGGAAGCCCTGCAAGCCGCTCTCGCCGAGATTCAGCGTCTCGAAGGCGAGATCACCGGCCAGAAGACGCAGACCCAAGAGCGCGAATCCGCCAAGGCGATGCAGCAGGCGTACCAGAACGACGCGGTGCGCCATCTGCAAGAGAAACCCGAGTTCAAGGACGCCTACAAGTTCCTGATCGACGGCCGCCATCGTGAACTCGAAGCGATGGGCATGACGGACGTGGGCGAGCGCAATCGCTTCATCGCCAACGAAGAGCGCCAGATCGTCGCCAACGCCTTCCAGGCTCGCCGGTCGCCCGCTCAGATGCTCCACAACCTCGCCGTGGCCCGTGGTTTCGCTGCCAAGGCTGCACCGGCACCGGCTGCCGACCCGGTGAAGAAGATCGAGCAGATCGCTCAGGGGCAGCGCCAAGCCGGTTCATCGTTGTCCGGCGCTGGCGGAAGTTCAGGAGAGGGCTTGACGGCAGCCGCACTTGCGGATATGAATGAGGAAGAGTTCGCCGCCGTCGCTGCTAAGATTGGCAAGTCCAAGCTCAGGCAGTTGATGGGAGGCTAATCCTAAGGGGGATGCGGTCTAGTCAACCGCGCCTACCCCCGGCACCTAAAGACGCCCCCAAAGCGCAGCGAGAGACAGCGACGTAGGCAACCTTCACAGGGTCCGCCAACGGCGCGATTTGCCGTTTCCGGCCGAGCACCGATACCCGCTCAGGTGATCCACGAGGCGACCTTACAGCCCCGTTCCGCAGGCGCAGCGACACGCGCAACGCAGAACATCGGATCAACCTGGAAAGGGTATGCTCAAATGAGCACCACGTCCTTCGGCGTCAATGACGCCCTCGCAGTCAAGCTCTGGTCGAAGAACCTCTCGGCAGCCGAGCGCGAATACCTCGACATCGCCCCGCTGATGGGCGAGGACGAGAACAGCATCATCCAGATCAAGTCTGAGACCCGCAAGGGCTCCGGCGACAAGGTGACCTTCGGCCTCATGGCTCGGCTGACCGGCGACGGTAAGACCGAGAACGAGACCGCCGAGGGCAACGGCGAATCCCTCTCGATCTACTCGGACGGGCTCTTCATCAACGAGCTTGGCCACGTCGCGGCCGTCAAGTCCGAGAACACCATCGACGCACAGCGCGTGCCTTTCGATCTTCGCGAGAAAGCGAAGATGGCTCTCGGCATGTGGTGGGCTGATCGCAAGTCGGCTTCGTTCTTCAATCAGGTGTGCGGCTACACCCCGCAGACCAACACGAAGTACACCGGCCTGAACGCCGTCACGGCCCCGACTTCCAGCCGCAAGATCATCGCTGGCTCTGGCTCGAACGACGAGAACATCACGTCGTCCGACATCTTCACCCTGAACCTGATCGACCAAGCCGTCGAGATGGCCAAGGTGGGCTCCAACATGGTCAACCCGGTTCGCATCGGCGGCCAGAAGAAATACGTGATGTACCTCCATCCGTATCAGGTCACCTCGCTCCGCACGAACTCGGGCTCCGGCCAGTGGCTCGACATTCAGAAGGCGGCGCTTTCTGGCGGCGAGTCCACCAAGAGCCCGATCTATACCGGCGCTCTCGGCGAGTACAACGGCGTCATCCTTCGCTCGTCTCAGGACGTGACGCAGGGCGTCAACAGCTCGACCGGCGCAGCCATCACCACGGTTCGCCGTGCGGTGCTGCTCGGCGCGCAGTCTGCCGTGTGCGCTTACGGCCAGAACAACACCGGCCCCAACAAGTACCGCTGGAACGAAGAGCTGCTTGACCACAAGCGCAAGCTCGAAGTCTCCGCGTGGTCGATCTGGGGCATCAAGAAGACCGTCTTCAACTCGGCGGACTTCGGCACCGTGGTCGTCTCCACCTACGCCGCCGCGTCGTCCTAATCGAGCCAGGAAAGGATAACTGACATGGCTACCAATACCGCTGGGACTACTGCCCGCGAATACCACACGGCGCAGACCCACTACCTCACGAAGGCCATCACCTACTCCGACAACGGCTCGACGCTCGACATGGGTTACGTCCCTGCCGGTGCGATCGTGGTCCGCGCTGGCGTGGTGGTCTCGACCGCCTTCAACGGCAACTCGTCCAACGTGCTCGACATCGGCACGGCGGCGGACACCGACGGCTTCGCGACCGATCTGGCGCTGGGCACGATCGGCTGCATCGTCGCGGACGAACTCGCCACCTCGAACGATCTCGGTCCCTACGCTGCGGACACGCTGATCCAGTGCGTCGTGGTTTCCACGGCGTCGGCATCGGCGGGCGCGGGCACCGTCTTCGTCGAATACCTCGTGCCCATGGGGTAACGGGCGGCGGCACGTGACGTGACGGCCGGTCACGCTGCCGAGGCCCATCAGGCCGGGGCGGCTTGATCGGACCGCCCACGGAACAGGGAGACGACCGGGCAACTGGCGTCTCCCACGCCAAGCCCCTCAGCACAAGGATCGAAAACATGCCCACAGGGCCAGAACTCAACGACGACCGTTACCGCAACTTCCGCATGTCGGTGCAGGGCATCGCCACGGAAGTCGGAACGGTAACCGCATCATCGGGGGCGGCAACGCTCAACGATCTTGCGGGTCTCGTGACGACCGAAGACCTCACCACGGCTCAGAACGCGATCTACACGCTCACGCTGACCAACAACAAGATCGCTGCCGGAGACCTCGTGTTCGTCACGGTCGCCGACGGCACCAACACGCAGGGCACGCCGATGCTCGGGGAAGTCAACCCCGGCTCAAGCACCTGCACCATCAAGGTGATCAACAAGCACGCCAGCGCGGAAGCGTTCAACGGCACGCTCAAGATCGGCTTCTTCGTGGTCAAGGCGCTCTAATCGGAGGGGCTTCGGCCCCTTCGGTCTTTCTGGAAACCAAGAGGGGACCGCTCCCATGATTTTCTCGCCGTTCTCTTCGTTCACGCGCCCGGCCAACACGACCGCCTATGCGCAGAACGACATCGTGGCCAACTCGACCACGGCAGCCGACATCACGCCCCTGACCTTCGGCCTGAACGGCTCGGGGAAAGCGGGCATCATCCGCAGTGCGCAGCTCTACAAGTCCGGCAACACCGTCACGAACGCGACCTTCACGGTCTTTCTGTTCACGGCTGATCCCGGCGACCCGACCAACGGCGACAACGGTGCCTTCGGCGTCGCGTCGGCGGCCAACTTCCTCGACAGCTTCGCGATCGACCTTGCAACCGGCGCGCTCGCTGGCGGCACGACCGGCGCGGCGAAGAACTCGGCGGCGCTCGCCATCCCGTTCTTCATGCCCGCGCTGAACGACAAGCTCTACGCGCTGATCCGCGCCGATGCGGCCTACACGCCCGCCTCGGGAGAGACGTTCCGACTGACCCTGGACATCGAGGTGTGAGAGGCCGCCGAGCGATGCCGCTGATGACGACATCGCCCGACTTGCCGACGCCGGACGCGGAGCCCGACGACGACCATGAGCACAATACCGAAACCGAAGATGGGCGGCAACGTGGCCGGACCGACTGACATCACCCAGACCCTTGCGCACCACGACGCGGCAATCGCGACGTTGGGCGGGCGGATGACTGGCGTCGAGACCGGCTTGAAGACGCTGCAAGGTGAGGTGCATCACGGGTTCGCCAACGTCACGCAGAACGTCAACCAGCAACTCAGCAGCGTCAGCCACACGGTCAACACGCTGGGCTCGAAGATCGACAAGCTCGACGCTCAGCCCAAGTTCGACTTCCACAAGATCGTCGGCACCGTGGTCTCGATCGCGGTCCTGTTCACGATGATCTGCGGCGGCATCATCTACATCACCAACTCGCAGAACGCGGCGATCGTCGCCGAGCAGAAAGCGTTCAACGGCATCGTCGCCAAGTCGCTCGAACGTCACGAGAACAAGATCGACGAGATCAACGGCTGGCGCGCGACGATCATCCCGGCAATTCCAGCACCAGCGAGGGCACGATGAGCACCCTGGCCATCATGAAGGCCCGCATCGCCGACGAACTCGCCCGTGACGATCTCACGAGCCAGATCGCCTACGCCATCAGCGACGCCATCGTGGCCTACGAAGACGAGCGCTTCCACTTCAACGAGTCGCGCGCGCTCACCTTCACGACCGTGGACGGGCAAGAGTTCTACACCTCGACCGACAACGCCAACATCGGCTTGGTGCAGAAGATCGACTATTGCAAGGTCTACGTCGGCAACCAGCCCTACGATCTGCGCTACGAGCGCCCGGACGCGATGGAGAGCCTGAGCGTCAACGGCACGCAGCAAGGCACGCCCTGGGCGTACACGTGGTATGGCAACCAGATCAGGGTCTATCCGATCCCCGATCAGGTCTACACGATCCGCATCGGCGCATCGGTCAAGGTGGCTGCACCGGCCAGCGATAGCGAGGCCAGCAACCCGTGGATGACGCACGCCGAGCGCCTGATCCGCGCCCGCGCCAAGCTCGAACTCGCCTTGCACGTGCTCAAGGACGAAGGGCTCGCCGCCACGATGGTTCAGGCCGTCGAGGAAGCACTGAATCAACTTCACGGCCGGACGGCGATGCTCACGCAAGCCGCCAAGGGTCGTGTCGCGGCCATGGAGTTCTGATCCATGCCCGTCCTGCCCTTCCCCGAGTACCGACCCGACGCCAGCGACTTCAACGGATCGTCCACCACGACGCTGTTGAACGTGCTGCCGCGCTCGGACGGCTATGGCCCGTTTCGTGACATCTCCCGCTTCACCACGGCGCTGCCGTCGGCATGCCGGGGCATGTTCATGGCGCGCAAGGAAGACGGCTCGATCTCGCTGTTCGCAGGCACGGCGACGAACCTCTATCGGCTCGACAACACCACGTTGACGTGGACGGAAGTCAGCAAGGGCGGCAACGACTACTCGTCTCTGGGCACCAACGCCAACTGGTCGTTCGCTCAGTTTGGATCCAAAGTTATCGCGGTGCAGGCGAACGTCGTGCCTCAGGTGGTGGACGTGGAAGCCGGTGGCGCGTTCGCGGACCTTGGTGGCTCGCCGCCTCAGGCCGCCTATGTGACCGTCATCAACCGCTTCGTGGTGCTCTCGGGCCTGCTCAGCTTCCCGCGCCGTGTGCAGTGGTCCGGCTTGAACGCCATCACGACATGGACCAGCGGCACCACGTACAGCGACTATCAGGACTTGCCCGACGGCGGCAACGTTCAGGGCGTGGTCGGCGGCGAGTTCGGCATCATCATCCAGACGACCGCGATGCGCCGCATGGTCTTCGTGCCCGGCGCTGACATCATCTTTCAGATCGACCTCATGGCCAAGGACATCGGCGCGATCGCCCCGGCCTCGATCGTCGAGACGAACCAGACGGTCTACTTCCTGAGCGCCAAGGGCTTCATGAAGGCCAGCCTCGACGGCGGCGTTGTGCCGATCGGCTTCGAGCGCGTTGACCGCACGTTCCTTGCCACCTACGACGCGGCGGCTCCGCAGCTCGTGCAGGGCGTGGCTGATCCGACCGCGAACCTTGTCGTCTGGGCCTACAAGGAAGCCTCGTTCGCTGGCACCCGGTTCAATCGGTTGCTGGCCTACAACTACGCGCTGAACCGCTGGTCTCCGGTTGCCATCGAAGGCGAGTACATCGCGCCGATCGGCCGCCCCGGCATCACGCTCGAAGGGCTCGGCACGGTCGGTCAGATCGCGATCTCGAACGCGGCCGACAACGGCTCGGGCCTGATCCGGCTCACGGTCGGCAGTTCGGCGGGCTGGACCACGGGCGACATCAAAGACATCTCGGAAGTCACCGGCACCACGGAAGCCAACGGCACGTGGACGATCACGGTGATCAACGGCACCACGATCGACTTGCAGGGCTCGACGTTCGCCAACGCCTACGTCTCGGGCGGCTATGTGGCGGGCTCCCTCGATGCGCTGGGCATCTCGCTCGACGACTTCTCGGCTGCCACGCTGACCGACATCGGCATCTTCGACGAGGATCACCAGCTTGGCTACTTCTCGGGCGACAACCTCGAAGCCACGCTGACGGCCGCCGAACAGTCCGGCATCAAGCAGCGGCTCTTCATCCGTGGGCTCTATCCCGTCACCGACGCCGCCACGGCCTACGCCTCGATCGCCAAGCGCGAGAGCATGAAGGCCACGGCGACGTACAGCAACGAGACGGCGATCAACGCTCAGGGCTTCTGCCCGCAACGTGTCTCGACCCGTCACGCCCGCGCCAAGTTCCGCGTCCCGGCTGGCGAGGAATGGACGTTCGCGACCGGCGTCGAGCCCGATTTCACCTACGAGGGGGCACGATGATCTGCACAAATTGCCTCTCGACCAAGCACCGGGCCTCGAAGTGCCCTCACAACGGGGTACGCCCTGATGAGAGGGACGCCAAGGTGCCGTTCTGGGCTCACAACAAGGTCGGTTTGAGGGCAATGTTAGCTCACGCCATCGCGAACGACCCTGATGTGACGAAAGGGGGCTCCGATGGCCGGTAACGTGCCCGCAACGACCGAGACGAACCCTCGCCGCATCGTTCAGGCGATCCGCGACCTGTTCGCTGGCCGCTCGAACGCGGTCGGCACCGTCACGCTGACCGCAAACGCCGACACGACGACGGTTGATGCCCTCACGGTCGGCGGCGAGACCCGAGTCTTCCTCGAAGCCACGACGGCGAACGCGGCGGCCGAACGTGGCGGCACGGTGCTCCGCATCAGCAGCGTGGGGCAGGGCACCTTCACGATCACGCACGCCAACAACTCGCAGACCGACCGCACATTCTACTGGGTGGCACTCGGATGACCATGGAACCGAAAATTCTCCCGATCCCGCGCTCGATGATCGGCCAGATGTGGCCGCACGTCGCCCCGTTCATCATGATGGGGCTGGCGACATCGACCGAGATCACGATCAAGCAACTGGTCGATGACCTCGTGTCCGGCGACGACACGCTCTGGACCATCATGGACGGCAAGCAGCTTGTCGGCGCGTTCGTCACGGCCCGCTTCATCGACGACATCACGGCAGAGCCCTTCGTCGGCGTCTACGCGCTCGGCGGCAACGGGCTCGATCGCTGGGGCAAGCTGCTCGGCGACACGATGGCAGAGCACGCAAGATCAACCGGGGCCGCCAAGGTCCGGTTCACGGGACGGGATGCTTGGTGTCGCGTGCTCCCGACTTACACGATCACCGGCCGGTATGGGGCGGAAGCAATCTTCGAGAGGGCAGTGGCATGACGGGATCACTCGGTTTCAGCTCGAAGTCGTCGAAGAGCACGACGAACTCGCAGTCGCAGGGTGATAGCGACCCTTGGGACTACAGCGTGCCCTACCTGCAAGACTTCCTCAAGGAAGCCGGTGCAGTCGGCGGCACGGGCCTCACGCCCGATCAGAAGTACGCCTTCCAGTACCTCAAGAACAACGCCATGGAAGGCAACCCGTGGGACGTGGAGCAAGCCAAGCTCGCCAACGACCTGTACGCCACGCCTGACCGGGCGGCTGGCGTCGGCCAAGCCTATCAAACCTTGCAGACGCAGTTGGGCGACTACGCCTCGGGCAAGTACGTCGATCCGATGACGAACCCGAAAATCCGCGAGATGATGACGATGGTCGGGGATGACATCTCCAACCGCGTCAACGCTCAGTTCGCGGGCGCTGGCCGTGACCTTTCCGGCGCGAACCAGACGGCAGTGGCCAAGGGCGTCTCGCAGGGCCAGCTCGGGCTTCTGCTCGATCAGTACAATCGCGGCCAAGATCAGCAGATCGGCGCGGCTCAGACGCTCTACAACGCAGGCACCGGCACGGCGACCACGGAAGCCGGTCTCGATGCTCAGCGCGCTCAGCTTCGCGGCTCTGGTGCCGCCGCTGGGCAAGCCGCGCTCGACATGCAGAACCAGGGCGCGAACTCGCTGCTCGAACTCGATCAGCAGATCAAGATGCTGCCCTACGAAGACCTGGCAACGCTGGGCTCGATCCTGTTCCCGGTGGCGGGCCTTGGTCAGCAGCAGTCGCAGAAAGGCACGAGCACGACGAACTCGAAGTCGAGCGGCATGTCGGCCGGCCTCGGCATCAACTTCCTCTCGGATGAGCGCGCCAAGACGGACATCCAAGAGATCGGCGAGATGGCCGACGGACAGGTGATGTACCGCTACCGATACAAGGACGATCCGACCGGCACGGTGCACGTCGGCCCGATGGCTCAAGAGGTTCAGGAAGAGCATCCCGAGGCGGTCACGCCTGACGGGGAGAGCGGCTTGCTGACCGTCAACATGGATGCGGCGACCCGCAAGGCTGCCGAGATCGTCCGCAACCGTCGCAAAGGGGGCAAGTGATGGCCGGTCTACTGGACGCAATCTTCAACGGCGGCGGCATGGTTTCAGACGAGACCGACGGCAACGGTGCGTTGCTGGCCGATCTCTTGAAGCGCCTCGAAGCTGGACAGGCTCAGCAGGGCAGCGTCGGCATCACGCCGCTGATCAAGCAGGCCATCGCTGGCACTGATGCGGCACCGGCTCCGGTCGGGGACGTTGGCCGGTTCGCGGCTCCGATGCTTCGCCCGGCTGCCCCCGAGCCTGCCCCGGCACCGGCTCCCGCCGAACTGCCCCCGTTGCAGACGCGCGAGGTGAAGGAATACCCCGTCGCTGGCGTGCCCTACAGCGCGCCCGAGGCTCCCGTTCCCGTCGATCGTCCGAACAGCAGCAACGCACTGCCCCCGGTTCGTGCCGTCGCGCCTCGTGGTCCGGCTCCCGGCGAGTCTGAGATGACGTTCGCCGAACGCCTGAGCGCGCTTGGCCGTGGCTACAACAAGGGCGGATTGATCGGCGCGATCGGCGACATGATGGGCGGCAGCCCTGAGAAAGCCGATGAGAACCTGACCGTCAACGCTCTCGTCAAGAACTTCGGCGTCGATGCCGAAACGGCGCGCGCCATGACGAAGAGCCCGCAACTCGCTCAGCTTGTGTTCGGCAAGAACGGCCCGCCGCAGATCGTGAAGATCCCCGGACCCTACGGCACCGAGCAAGACATGGTGTGGAACTCGCGGACTCGCCGTCTCGAACCGCTCTCGACGCTGCTCGGCGGCGCTCAGCCGAACCCTGTTGCCCCTGCCTTGCCCGATGCACCGGCCGCACCGGCACCCCCGCCAGTTCTCGGCGCTCAGCCTGCCCCTGGACCGGCACCGGCTGCACCGGCTCCCGGCATGCCCGCGCCCGCCGCACCGATCGCCAAGAACGTCCCGGCCACGGTCGGCGACGATGGCCAGTACGTGATCGGCAACGCCGTCCCGAAAGCGCCCGAGGGCTACGTGCACCGCATCGCCCCGAACGGCCAAGGCTATCTCTGGTCCAAGGAAGGACGCCCCGTCTTCGAGTTGAAGACCGAGGCCGATGCTCGCGGCAAGCAGCGCGAGAAAGACCTTGAGGCCGACGACAAGCGCAAGCGTGCTGGCGAACAGGTGACCGGCGCGATCGAGCAGTTGACCCGCCTGCCTCTTGACTTCGGCAAGCAGGCGACAGAGCGCGCGATCGGCCCGTGGTCGGCAACGAACCCGAACCCGGAATCGGGCTCTGGCTTCATGGGGACCGGCATCAGCGTCGGAAACCTTGGCCAGTACGTGGCGCGCGGTTTCGGCGAGGCATCGGCCATGGTCGAGGGCGGCGCATCACCGACCGAGGTGCGCGACCGTGTTGAGACCGTGACCAAGAACCTTGCGGCCGTGATGAAGCCGCTGATCCGTGCCCCCGGCGAGGGTGCTTGGTCCGACAAGGATCAGGCGAACCTCGAAGCGCAGATCGGCAGCCTGACACGCGCCCGGACCGTCGAGGAATACAACCGACGCCTCGCAGACATCCGCGAGAACGTCGGCAAGGTCTTCCGCCTGAACGTGCCCGAGCCCGGCGCAGTGCAGCGGCGAGCAGATGCCCCGATCACTGCCGAGGAAGAGATGACCGCGATCGAGCGGCTGTTCGGAAGGCAACTGAAATGATGGCCCGCAAGCTGATCATCTTCGTCTTGGTCGCGGTTGCTCTCGTCATCGTCTTCGGCGGCGAGATGGGCGGCGGCGCGGCTGGCGCGATGCTTGGCTTGTGGCTGTTCTGGGAACTCGCCCGCGTCATGGCGCGGATCGTTCGTGGTGCCTATCGCATGGGAGGGCGCTGATATGGCTCGACGCCTATCGCCTGACATTGAAGCCGGGATTGCCCGAGCCGCACAGCGCACAGGGTTGCCGCCCGAGACGTTGCGCGCGTTCGTCCTGATCGAGAGCGGCGGCCGTCCGAACGTCACGACCGGCAGCTATCGCGGCTTGCTGCAACTCTCGCCCGGCGAGTTCGCACGCCATGGTGGACAGGGTGACATCTACGACATCGACCAGAACTTGACGGCCGGTGCCGCCAAGCTGAAAGCCGAGGCCGCAGACTTTGCCCGGCGCTATGGTCGCGAACCGAGCGCATCCGAGTTGTATCTGATGCACCAACAGGGCGTTGGCGGCTCTGCCAAGCATTGGGAGAACCCGGACCGACCCGCATGGCAGAACATGCTCGACACTGGCGAGGGACGCCAGAAAGGCGAGGAATGGGCCAAGCAGGCGATCTGGGGCAACGTGCCGGATGACGTGAAGCGCCAGTACGGCAGCGTGGACAACCTCACGTCGCGCGACTTCACGAAGCTCTGGGATCAGAAAGTTGCCCGTTTCAGCGGTCAGCCGGTCGATGCTCAGCCGACTTTGGTCGCCGATGCTGGCAAGACGCCCGCAGCGAGCCCGCCAGCGGCGGCAACGCCGTTTGCCGTAGCCGAGGCACCCCAAGTCAAAACGCCCGCCAGCGCGCAACCTACGAGCGTTGCGAGCCTGTTCGGCTTGAACGTCCCGATGACCGGCTTCGGTGGTCAGCCCTTGGCACCGGCACCGGCTGCCCCGAGCGCGGCACCGATCCAGACGGCATTCGCCTCGACGCCCGGCGTCACGACCAGCCCGACGGCTGATCTGACCAGCAACATCGCAGGCGGCAGCCTCAACATCGGCCCGTTTTCGCTCGGCGGCGCTGGTGGCGGCAACAACGCGGCCAAGTCGGCAGAAGCCGAGGAAGCCGCCGCGCCTCAAGTGCCGCAACTCGACCTCGGCGGCAAGCCGGTGGACATGCAACGGCTTCTCGCAGTGCTCAACAATCGCTCGAAACTCGGGCTCGCATAAGGAAGGGATGAACCATGGCTCGCGTGCAGATCAACTACCCCGATCCCGATCCGGTGGCGGCTCCCGTCCCGATGGGAACGGTGCAAGCGCCTCAGGCTATGCCGACCAAGGCTCAGCAGAACAAGCTGTTCGGCATCCTGCCGTTCGGCCCGGTGATGCAGAAGCCGCTGTACGACTCCATGGACCCTGCCGTTCGCAGGCTGTACGGGCTCGATCAACCTCAGGGATCGGCACCGGCTGCCACGTCGGCACCGGCTGCCACGGGCGGCACGGCTCAGCCTGGATACACGCCCGTCTCGGCTTACGGGGTGAACGACACCGGCCGGACCACGCCGTTCGCGCCCAATCCGACCTACACCAACACCACGACGCTGCCCATGGCTGGCCCGACTTACGCGCCCGGCTCTGGCTCGCCCTCGATGCAGGGCGGCACGCAGACGGCAGCGGCCAGCAACGACCCGTTCGGCGGCTTCCTTGGCGGGCTGATCGGGCTCCTGACCGGCAAGAAACCGAACCAGGGCGAACAGCCCTACGAGGCGGCCTTGCGTGAGCGCCCGGCAGACATTCAGCGGCTCGTCTCGATGACGCAAGCGACTCCGGCTCAGCGTGGCCAGAACGCGGGCGGCTTCCTTGGCGGTCTCTTCGACGACAAGGGGTGATCCAATGAGCTTGTGGAAGTGGTCTCAGACCGCGAACTCGAACACCGTCGCAGATAGCACGGTGAATTGGCAGGAAGGCCAGTCTCCGGGCTCGGTCAACGGCTCGGCGCGCGCCATGATGGCGGCCATCGCCAAGTACCGCGACGACATGAGCGGCAACGTGGTCACGGATGGGCTGGCAACGGCATACACCGTGACGACGAACCAGACGTTGACATCGCTGACCGACGGCTTCTCGATCACGGCGCGCATGAACGTCACGAGCGGCACGGCTCCGACGTTGAACGTTGACAGCCTTGGCGCGAAAGCCATCGCCACGGTGTACGGCGCGGCCATCCCGAACGGCGCACTGCTCGAAGGCGGCATCTACACGTTCACCTACGACAGCACCGACGAAAAGTGGATCGTGCAGAACCGCTTCGGCGATGCCATGAGCGCGGGCAGCTATCCCGATCTCGTGGCGATCGAGGCTCTGAGCGGCACCACGGGCGGCTTGACGAAGACGGCGGCCAACACGTGGGCGCTCGACAACTTCACGACGGCCATCGAAGTCTTCAAGGACAACAACGGCACCGTGTTCTCGACCGGCATCGTGGCGGACATTCAGGTTCCGTTCGCATGCACGATCACGGGCGTCTTCCTGTACGTCAACCCGTCGGGCTCGATGGTGCTCGATCTCTGGAAAGACACGCACGCTCAATTCCCGCCGACCGATGCCGACAGCATCACGGCGAGCGCGCCCGTCACTGTATCGAGCGCCGAGAAAGCGTCCGACACGACCCTCACCGGCTGGACCACGGCAATCGCGGCTGGCGACATCATTCGCGTCAACATCGACAGCGTGTCGGCGGTCACTCGCTTCACGCTGGCCATCCGCGTCAAGAGGTTCGCATGATGTGGGCATCGGACAGCTCTGGCCGTGAAGCGTTCGACTTCGTGTCGGCGAAGTTCCGCGCATGGGCTGGCCAGTGCGACGGACTCAAGCGTTGGGACAAGTTCTTGCGCAAGCACCCCGAGGCAACCCTTGGCGAGTGCCTTGCCGAGTTCGAGCGCCAGTCCAAGTCGCATCCGACGCGCACGAATTGGGCGCTGGCGCTTCTCGAAGCGTTCGGCGGCGATGTGTATCCCGAGTTTCGCGCCTCGATCCTGGCCCGCATGAACGGCGACACGGCAGCCACGGTGCTTGCCGGTCACGATCTCACCGATGCCGAGCGCGCCATGCTCGACAGGGCGGCCTGCAACTGCCCGCATCGGCGAGCGGCCAAGCGCGCCAACATCCAGGGCGTTCGCTCCAAGACCTTCAAGGGGGGCGATCATGGCCTACGTTGAGACCTTCATCACGACGGTCGGCACCGGCACGTGGGTTGTGCCGAACGACTGGAATCAGGCCGACAGCATCATCGAGTGCATCGGCGGCGGTGCCGGTGGCGCTGCAACCGGCTCGGGTGGTGGTGCCGGTGGCGCATACTCGAAGCTCGACGGCACGGCATTTCAGCCCGGCCAGACGCTCAACTATCAGGTCGGCTCTGGTGGCGCGGCTTCGACGGCTGGCGGCGACACGTGGCTCTCGACCACGGGCGTTGCCCCGACGACGACTGACGAGGGCTGCCTTGCGAAAGGCGGCGGCGCACCATCCGGCGCGACTGGTGGCACTGGCGGCGCGTCTGCATCCGGCATCGGCGACACGAAGTATTCAGGCGGCAATGGCGGCAACGGCTCGGGCTCCTACACCTCGGGCGGTGGCGGTGGCGCTGGCGGTCCGAACGGCAACGGCGCGGCCGGTGGTGCAGCGGCCTATGCCGCGAACGGCGATGCTGCCGACACGGGCGGTTGCGGTGGTGGCGGTGGCTCCGGTGGCGGCTCTGCCGGTGGAACACCCTCGACAGCATCGACGGTCGGCGGCGCTGGCGGCAACAACTCGTCAAGCGCGGGCGGCGGATCGGCTGGCAGTAGCGCGGCTGCCGGTGGCGCTGGCTCGAACGGTGGTGGTGGCGGCGGAACGGGCATGAACCAGTCCGGCACCGGCAACGGTGGCGATGGCGGCTCTGGCTCCGATCTCGGCGGCACCTATGGCGCTGGCGGCGGTGGCGGCGGTGCGACCGGCGTGCTGTTCGCTGGATCGGTTGCCGGTGGCGATGGCGGGCTGTTCGGCGGCGGTGGCGGTGGCGCTTACGGCTCGAAGGGTGGCGTGGCTGGCGTCGGTGCTCAAGGCATCATCCGCATCAGGTACACCCCGCGTGGCCTGCCCTCTCACATTCAGATCATCGGGTGACGCATGAGCATTCTCAAGTCAGCACTCGGCAAGCTCGGCAAGGCCAGCGGTGAAGGCTTCACCCCGCGCGCAAACATCCCGCGCTCGGACGTGCAGTCGGCCGTCGAGTACATCATGGACAATGCCGAAAATGTCGGCACGCCCTACGCTCCGACGGATGCTCAGTACCTCACGAATGGGGCCGTCACAGGGCTCTCGAATGAACGCGCCGTTCAGGACACGGCGACGATCACGTGGGATTGGAGCACCACGGGGCAGGCCAAGGCGAACCTCACGCACCTCGGAATCGGCGCCCTTACCGACCCGGGCGCAGATCGCGGCATGTTCTGGGATGACAGTGAGGGCGCGGTCAAGTTCTTCGAGGCTTCCAACGGTCTCGGATTTGTCGGCGGGTATCTCTCGATCACTGACGCCGATCTTCACTACATCATCAACACGTCGTTCTCGGCTGGCGATGTTCTGTATCACGACGGAACGACCTTGCAGCGGCTTGCGGCCGGGTCGTTCGGGCAGGTACTCAGGACGCAGGGCGCGGGCGCGGCGCCCGTCTGGTCTACGGCGACCGGACTCGGCGACATGCTCGCTGCGAACAACCTTGCGGACCTCGCCAACGCGGCTACAGCCCGCGACAACCTCGGCGTCGAGATCGGCGCGGACGTGCAAGCCTACGATGCCACGCTGGCGAGCTTGTCGGCGCTGGGCACGGCGGCGGATCGCATCGCCTACACAACTGGCGTCGATACGTGGGCCGAGACTTCCATTACGTCCTTCGGCCGATCCCTGATCGACGACGCGGATGCGGCGACCGCTCGATCGACGCTTGGCCTCGTGATCGGAACCAACGTACAGGCTTACGATGCCGAGCTTGCGGCTCTGGCAGGTCTCACGAGCGCAGCCGATGCTCTGCCCTACTTCACCGGCTCGGGCACGGCCGCCACGACGACGCTGACCACATTCGGCCGATCTCTGATCGACGATGCCGACGCGACGACGGCCAGGAGCACCCTGGGCCTCGTCATTGGCACGAACGTGCAAGCCTTCGACGCGGAACTCGCGGCCATCGCTGGCCTCGTGAGCGCGGCGGATCGGTTGCCCTACTTCACGGGCTCTGGCACGGCATCTCTGGCCACGTTCACGAGCTTCGGCCGGTCGCTGGTTGACGACGCTGACGCAACGGCGGCGCGCACCACGCTTGGCCTCGGAACGATGGCCACAGAGACGGCCAGCAACTACCTGACGACCGCCACGGCGGCCAGCACGTATCAGCCGCTCGACACGGAATTGACGGCACTTGCGGGGCTCACCAGTGCCGCCGATCGGCTGCCGTATTTCACCGGCTCGGGCACGGCGGCGCTGGCGACGTTCACCACGGCCGGGCGCAACCTGCTCGACGATGCTGACGCCAGTGCACAGCGCACGACGCTCGGGCTGGTGATCGGAACCAACGTGCAGGCTTACTCGTCGGTCCTGGCCGGCACGACGGCGAGCTTCACCACGGCGCAAGAGACGAAGCTCGGCTACATTACTGTGACGCAAGCTGTCGACCTCGACGCCATCGAGTCGCGCGTCAGCGAACTCGACGCGGCGGTCGTGCTTCAAGGGGGGTGGGATGCCTCGGCGGGCACGTTCCCCGGCGGTGGCGCTGCTCAGGCCGGCTGGTCGTATATCGTCACCGTCGCCGGCACGGTCGACAGCGTAGCATTCTCGGTCAATGACCGGCTGCTCGCCTACACCGACAACGCCTCGACCAGCACCTACGCCGCGAACTGGCTCAAGCTCGACTACACCGACCAAGTGCTCTCGGTCGCCGGGCGCACCGGCGCGGTCACGATCGCCGCCGCAGACATCACCGACAGCACCGCCAACGGGCGGGCGATCCTGACGGCCGCCGATTATTCGGCGATGCGGACGCTGTTGTCTCTGGTCCCCGGCACTAACGTGCAAGCCTACGACGCCGAGCTCGCCGCGATCTCTGGGCTGACGTCGGCCGCAGATCGGCTGCCGTACTTTACCGGCAGCGGCACGGCATCCCTTGCGACGTTTACGAGCTTCGGCCGGACCTTGGTCGACGACGCGGACGCGACGACAGCGCGCTCGACGCTCGGTCTGGTCATTGGCACCGACGTGCAAGCCTATGACGCCGAACTCGCAGCGATTGCCGGGCTGACGTCGGCCGCCGACCGGGTGCCATACTTCACGGGATCCGGCACCGCCGCGCTGGCGACACTCACGAGCTTCGGGCGGTCCCTCGTTGACGATGCCGACGAAGCCACAGCTCGGGCGACGCTCGGTCTGACCATCGGAACGCACGTCCAGGCATACGATGAACTGCTCGCTGAGATCGCTGCGCTCTCGACCGACCCCAACGCTGACAGCGGTCTGTTCTTCGACGACAGCGCCGGCAACGTCGCCTATTGGACGCCTACGAGCGGCGTTGAGTTCTCGGGCACAAACTTAAGGATGACGGCAAACCAGCGCACCGGCTGCATCACCTATGTGATCGACGGCGGCGGTTCGGCCATCACAACCGGCATCAAAGGCGATTTCCGCGTCCCGGCGGCGTGCACGGTCACCGGCGTCACCGCCATGGCCGATCAGAGTGGCTCCATCGTCGTCGATATTTGGAAGGACACTCTGGCGAACTTCCCGCCGACCGACGCCGACAGCATCACGGCCTCGGCTCCCGTCACGATCTCGGCCGCGACCAACAGCGAGAACACCACACTCACCGGCTGGACGACGGCGCTCGCGGCTGGCGACATCCTGCGCTTCAACGTCGACAGCGTGGCGACGATCCAGCGCCTCACGATTGAGTTGCGGGTGACGAAGGGCTGAGACATGACCGACACAGTTGTCATCTTGACCGCGGGAAGCACATGGACCGTTCCTGCTGACTGGAATAACGCGGCCAACACGATTGAGTGCATCGGCGGCGGTGGCGCAGGGTTCTCAGGGACAAACGGCGCGGCCGCTGGCGGCGGCGGAGCTTACGCTAGGTCGACGAACCTATCGCTCACGCCATCGTCGTCAGTGAATATCAACGTGGGTTCTGGTGGTTCATCCTCTGGTGCCACGGGAGGAGACACATGGTTCAACGCAACATCAGCATCGAACGCAGCCACAAACGGATCGACGATCTCTTGCGCGGCTAAGGGCGGCGGTGGTGGCACTTCGACAACTGGCGGAACTGGAGGCTCGTCTGGCTCGAGCACTGGTTCAACCAAATTCGCCGGTGGCAATGGTGGAGCCAGTTCAACAGCCGACCCGTGTGGCGGCGGTGGCGGCGCAGGTGGCCCAAACGGAAACGGTGCTGCAGGAGGCGCCGGTGGAACTGTCTCTGGCGGCGGTGGCGGCGGTGGCGGAAGCGGCGGCGGAACAGCAGGAACCCAGAACACGACATTTGGCAGTAATGCTGGCGGCAACGGCGGAAACAATTTTGCGGGAAGCGGCGGAGCCAGCGGAACAACTGGCGCTGGTGCTGCTGGAACAAACGGCGGTGGTGGTGCTGGCGGTGGCACGAACCAAGCGGGCGGCAATGGTGGCGCCGGCACAGACATGGGCGATGGAACAGTCGGCTCTGGTGGTGGTGGTGGCGGTGCGGGCGACCCTACCGGAGATTCGGGCGGCGCAGGAGGACTCTATGGTGCCGGCGGTGGTGGCGGCAGCACATTCGGCGCCGGGGCCCAGGGCCTCATTGTTATCACCTACACGCCATCTTCCGCTTTAGCAGCAAAGTCGTTTGGGTTCTGGTTCATGTGAGTGCTGTCTGACCAATGGGGAAAGAAACACCATGACAACTCTCGATAATATCATCGCCCAGAAGCTCGGCGCTCTCGTGATTGAGAACGCCAAACAGGCCGTAGTGATCGAGGCGATGAAAGCCGAGATCGCAAAGCGTGACGAGCTGCTCCGCAAGCTCAACGAGACAGCACCGGAGCTTCCGCCTCGTGTGCCGGCCGAGGCTCAGAAGATCGAGGTGACCAATGGCAAATCCCACTGATCTCCTGCTCGACGTGATGCGCTCGCGCCTCGACATTCAAGAGGTGCCGGGCGGCAAACACAACCCGACGATCCTGAGATGGTTCGCCGACGTGGGGCATCCCGAGATCGTCGCCGATGAGGTGTCTTGGTGCGCCGTCACAGTCGGGTCGGCGCTCAAAGAATGCGGGCTGCCGATTCCGCCGCGCGACGTGAACATGCTCGCCCGCTCGTATCTCTCTTACGGTGTGCGCTGCAAACCGCAGCCGGGCGCCATCGCGGTCTGGCCGCGTGGCAAGGCATGGCAGGGTCACGTCAACGTCGTCGAGAGCGTCACAGCCGAGGGCAAGGTGATCTGCATCGGCGGGAACCAGTCGAAGAAAGGCGGGGACGCGGTGACGCGCACGAAGCCGCTCGACCCCTCCGACGCGCTCGACTTCCGATGGCCCGTGCCGCCGACGGTGCCGGACCTTCGCAAGTCGGGCTCGACGGAGATCAAGAAAGGCGACCGGGTGCAGAACCTGGGGATCTTCGCGACGTTCATCGCGCCGATCATCGCCGTCATCAAGGAAATGTGGAGTGCCGTGCCCGAGGTGCCGACGTTCACGTCGATTCCCGAAGGTCTGAGCTTCACGCAACAAGTCATGGAGGGGGCCAATGCAGTCGGCAGACTCGTTCTCGACAACCCCTGGCTCGCTGGCACCGTCATCGTTGGCGGCGCGCTTGCCTGGGTGGGCCACGGCATCAAGCGTGCTCGCGTGGCTAAGGCTGCGGCTGGCGTTCCTCTCAGTGTGGAAGTCGCCGCGCTGGGGAGTGCCTAAGATGGGGCCGCAACTGTACCTGATCCTGGCACTCGTGGCGGCCGTGCCGAGCACCTACGGCTACATGTGGGTCAAGCAGCAAGTGCTCGTCAGCCGGGCCTATGAGAGCGGCAAGAAAGTCGGTCGCGAGGAAGTCGCGGCGGCCACGAACACGAAGTCGCGAGACGTTGTTGCCAGCGTCGAGAGCGGCGAACGCGAAGCGCCAGTAATCAGTCCAGAGCGCGCGAAAATCATGGAGCTATGCAAGCGTTCGGCCTCGTGCCGGGAACGCGGAAAGTGAGGGGGCAATGGGAGCTTATCGAGTTCATCTTGTGGCGCTTGCGGCCATCGTCGCGGCATCGCTGGGCGGATGCGCGGGGAACCCAACACCGCCCCCGGTCAACGTCGTCTCGGACACGTTCTGCCAAGCCGCGAAAAAACGTACTTGGTCGGTCGATGATACGCCCGAGACCATCCAAGAGGCCGTGAGGCACAATGCCGGGATCGACCGCGCTTGCGGCACCGGAAAGCGCCTCACGTCTTGAGAGACCGCACCCTCGCCTTCATCCTCGGGGAGTGCAAACTTGCCCCGGCCGGGTTGATCCTCGGTCCGGGGTCTTTTCATTTGATGCGGTTGATCGCCAGCGGTGCCGACGGCCGCGCCCGCATCGCCGCAACCTCGTCATCCGACCAGCGGACATCACGCGGCTCTCGGTTGATCACCGGAAGCGTCCACCGGGTTGTGGTCACGAGATCGGGCTGGCGGATAGGGGACACGTCGCGCGGATACTCTTGGCCAGCGATCACCGGCATGTGCTCGTGGCGCGGCGGCTGCATCACCGGCTCAAGAACCGGCACCAGCTCGACCGTGCCGCGATCGTCAACGAAGTGGATGCGCGGCGGATAGTCCGGGTGCACCTCAAGGATGCCCTCGATCACGGTGCCATTGAGTGGCCAATACTCGACCCGCGAACCCTTCCGCACTATCCCGACGTGATGATAGATGCTCATGGCAATCTCGGCTCCACAGTGAACGTGCCAGCTTGCAGATCGTGGTGCACCTCGAAGCCCTGACCCTCGATCGCCCGGATCAGGCTCTTGAAGGCGTTTTCTTGGCGCTGGATCATCTCTTCGACAAGCCGACAGTCGATCATCGGCACGCCGTTCACGCGCGTCACGATCAGGCCGTGGCGTGCGGTGATAGGATTCTCGCGGATGTACCGCGCCGTCATGGTCTCTTCCGTCATGACACCACAGCCAGATCGCCCGGCCGTCCCTGTTTGATGATCCGATAGACCGACATCTCGCTGCAATCGAGTTGCCGCGCGATCTCAGCCTTGCTCTCGCCTGCATCGAGCATGCGCCAGACGGCAACACGATCGACCTGTTGCTTGCCGCCCGTGTAGACACCCTTGGCCTTGGCCGCCTCGATGCCTTCACGCTGGCGTTCCTTGATGCGGCCACGCTCGAACTCGGCAACGCCTGCCATCACGGTCAGCATCAGTTTCCCGGCCGGGCTCGTCGTGTCAGCCCATGGCTCGGCAAGGCTCTTGAACGCCACGCCGCGCTCGCCGAGATCGGTGATGATGGTCAGCATGTCCACCGTGTTGCGCGCCAGACGGTCGAGCTTGCACACGATCAACGTGTCGCCCTGCCTGATGAACTCCAACAGCACGGCCAACTCGTCACGGCCTTCACGCGATGCGCCGGAAACTTTCTCTTCCCGGATCATCTCGCATCCGGCCGCCTTGAGGCTGGCCCGCTGTAGGTCGAGCGACTGGTCATCGCTGGAAACTCTCGCATAGCCGAACGTCGTCATGCTGCCCTCCGTTTCTTCACCAGCTTCCACTCGACGCCCGGCATCCGCTTGTCGCGGACGATCCTGCCATCGGCTTCAAGCCTGCGGCACGCTTCATTGACGCTCTTGAGGCTGACCCGCATGCCGAAATCCAACTGGATGCCGGCGACAAGATCGGTGGCCGGTTGAGAAAACGGCTGCATCACGTCGAGAACGACATCCTCGATCGTCATTAGCGGGCCGATTAACTCCCGTGCGATGCTGGTCATGCTGCCCCCACATGTTGCTCGTGGCGACACGTCGGCCGCCTCATGTTCACGAATTGCGGTTTCGGCGACATATCCCGACGCCGACGCCGCTCGACGATCAATGGACGCGGGGCGGCGATCTCTCGCCACTCCCGCTCAGCGTTCACCCATGCCTGAGATCGGCGGGGAAGGGCCTGCCACGGCTCGACACCAAGCGCGCGGCAGACGGCTGCGAACTCGGCGTCGATCATCGCGCCCACCATGGAAGGCTGGCACGATGCTCCATGACCTTGAGGTTGATCATGATCTCGCGGAACGTCGCGTCACCGTGATAGAACACGGGGCCAAGGTCACGCAGGCGGCGCTCATATTCCGAGCACCCATTGCGGCGCGCGACCAGATCGTTGCAGGCGGCCAGACAGTCCTGAATGGCGCGCTCATAGGGCTCGCGGTACAGCATCACTTGCCCCCCTTGGCGATGGCTTCACACTTGGCGACATCCTTGAGGCACCACTGCGCATCGCGCTTCTGTTGCCACTCGCTGATCGAGAGCAGCACCGAGCCGATGATGATGAACCAGCAGGCGAACCAGAACGCACCGCCGACAAGCGTGAACAGGGCGTTGACGGGTTGCAGCCACCAGCCCTTGGCAGCAAGCTCGGCGTCGGCGGCATCCTTGCGGGCACGCGCCTCTGCCATCTCGTGGTCATGCTGGGCACGTTCGCGCGCCAGCCAGTCGTAGTGTTCCATCTTGCGATGGTGGTCGAGGGCGCGATCGTACTCGATGCGGCCAAGGCCATAGTCACGGGGGTCAAGCCCGTAGGGGAAGTCGGTCTTTTGTGCAGTCTGAACCATTGGGGTCGGTCCTCTCGCTGGTGGTTTACTTCGAGCCGCGAAGATGCCGGTCAAGCATCTCGACGGCCTGCTCGATCGCCTCGACCATGGTCATGTTGTGAGCCTGGACGATGCGGTGCAGCGTTGCGACGGTCTCGGGCCGAACCTTGGTCGAGAGCGTCTGAGTGCGGCCACGGCGGCGAAGCGTGCGGCCGTCAACCTTGTTTCCGAGGGCTTCGAGTTCCGCCCGCTCGCGCTCGACATGGGCCTCGCCGCGCGTCCTGGGGCGCAGTGCGGTCACGTCAATGTCGCCGTTGGGCAGCGGAACAACCTTAGTGGAGCTGGCGGCGGTCATCGGTAGAGTCCTCCTTTGTGGTGGTCGGCTCGGTCAAAGCCGGGGTCGGCGACTTCGAGATCGTGTCGAGGGCGTCTTGCATCGCCTTCCACAGATCGCGGCATTCCTTGGCAGCATCCTTGTTCTTGTTCACCTCGAACCCCGCTTGCCCGATGCCAGCGCCGCGCGCGTAGTCCACGCGATGCTTGATCTCATGGATGGGGAACCGGGTACGCAGTGCGAAGTGCTCGGCAGCCTGCTTGGCCAGATCGGACTTGCCCTCGGACCGATTGATGACGACCATCATGCGGTCTTTGAGCCCGAGCGATTCGACCAGATCGGCGACCGCCTCTTGAGCGTCCCAATCGAGCGGGGACGGTTGCAGGGGCAGAACGATCAGATCGGCGGCCACCAGCGCCGACCGGATGATGGGGATCATCGAGCCCGGCGTATCGACGAAGATGAACTCGCGGCCGTATCCGGCTTCGGTCAGCAGCTTGACGCCCTCGCCGAGATCGTTGATGCGCGTGACAAGCCTCGGGTTCACGAGTTCGTTGCGGCGGCCGTAGATCGTCGTGAGGGATTTCTGCGGATCAAGGTCGGCGAGAAGAACCTGATGCTTCCTCGACGCCTCGATGGCGACGTTGAAGCATAGGGTGCTCTTCCCTACGCCTCCCTTGGTTGCAGCGAACACTATCGTCTTCATCGCTGGGCTCCTGGGTTACGCGGCGCGCGACATGCGGCCGAGCGGGCATGAGATGCGCCACAAGATGGGCGGCGCGACTTGGGACGTGACCAGCGGCATGTGGAAGGGGATCACCTTGCCCGTGCGCTGACCGGCAGCGGCGCGGCGAACGGACGCCGTGTCGGGCTGACGGGTGCCAGCGACAAGCTCAACCCATGACAGGCTGCACTCGTGGCGCTGGGCAATCTGAGCCGGGGTGTATCCGGCTCGAAGGTCGAGGATCAGGTCGGTCCGTGCGGCCATTTGGGGTGGCTCCTACGTTCGGGTTTCTCGCATGAGGTGGTCAGCCTCAGTCTTGAATGTATCACGAAGCACGAAACAGTCAAGAGCCTATCTTGCCATCTATGAAGAAAATTTCATGACGCCATCTTGATGTTGCAGTAAGATCACATCTTGACACTTTCAGGAAGTGTGATACAGATGAAATCAGGACCGTATCGTTCCTGACCATAGGGGGCAGGACAGTCCTGAGGACCGATCATGAGGACGTTCCTAACAGTCCTGTTCTGGACCATCGCTCTCGCCCTCGGCGCAGCGACGGCAGCGGCCAATTTCCGGTACGGATGGCTGGTCGGGCATGGGGAGGAACGTTGGGTCTACGCCCTCGGCGGAACGTTCCTGGACGTGGGGAAAACGTTCCTGCCGGTGGCCATGGGAACGTTCCTGGCCGGGCCTCTGACCGCAGGAACGTTTTTTCAGAGGCTCGCGGGGTGGACAGTCTGGGGCTTGGCGGTTGCATGGTCCGTGACTTGCGCGATGGGGTTGTACTCCATCAGCCGCGATGCCAACGCTGGCGATGCTCTTGGACGGCAAGCGCAGTATAAGCAACTCACAGCAGACCAGACCCGCAAGCAGGGGGAGTTGAAGACCCTTCAAGGCGTCCGGCTGGTCGAGGTGATCGACGGCGAGATCGCCGCCATGAAGCGCGACCGGCTCTGGACCCGCACCCGTGAGTGCGCCGACGCCACCGCTACCGAGAGCCGGGACTTCTGCGCCAAGATCGACAAGCTGACGGCAGAGCGGGCAACGGTCCGGCCATCAGCCGACGTTCGCGCCGACGTGGAGCGCCTGCAAGCCGAGCTTCGCGGGATCGAGACAAAGCTGGCGGGAATCGACATGACCGAGATCATGAAGAAAGCCGATCCGGCAACCGAGGCTCTGGCCAAGACGCTAAACTGGTCACCCGACGACGTGAAGAACCGGCTGGCCGTCCTGATCGCCATCCTGTTCGAGTGCGGCGGCTTGCTGCCGTGGATCATCACGGGCTCGCATGGTGCGCCTCGCCGGAAAGAGAAAGACCTGGCTGCCGATCCCTCGGAAGCACCCCGAAAGACCGCCAAGACGAAGCCCGAGGCACCGGCCGTGGAAGCGCCAGCAGAGCCGACGGAAGCGCCGACGCCGATCGAGTTGCCCGAGGTCGATAGCCTTGTGGCGTCATGGGCCAAGGGCGCTCTCGTGCGCCGCAAGGGCTCCTACGTGCCAGCGGCCGAACTCTATGAGCAGTTCAGCCAATGGTGCCGCCTGCACAACCACGACACGCCCAAGCAGACGGCATTCGGCAAGATGATGACCGATCTGGGCTTCGAGCGCCGCAAGCAGGCCGGACAGCAACGCTATGTCGATCTGGCCATGATCCCCAAGGTGCGCGAGTTCACCGTGGTTGAAGGCGGGGCGGCGGCGGGGGCAGTCTAAGTCTCATTGCAGAGCATTTTGCTCGGTCTCTGCCGGTTCAGCACCGTCACAAGTATCCAGACAGCAAAAAACGCCAAGAACCGCCATGGCTCTTGACGTAACGACGCTTGTCTGATACGATTCGCAGTTGAACCTATGTGTGCCCGTGTAAACGCAACACGACCCCAAAGGAAATCGTGCCATGACTAAGGTATATCCGAGCTTCGTCACCCCGTCAAGGGCCGCTGAAGTCTTCGACGTTTCTACGCAGACCTTGCGCCGCTGGGCCAAGGAAGGGAAGATCGGCTTCATCAAGACACCGGGCGGCCAGTATCGCTACAACGTCGAGGGCGTGATCGGCCTGATCCAAGCCGTGCCCGACGTGAAGAAACCCAAGGCGCACCCGGCCAAGGCGAAGCCCGTCACCGTCAAGCCGGTGGCTGCCGCGCCCGTCGCTCCGATCGAGATGCCCAAGCCTGCACCGCGCCCGGCCATGCCGACCGGCGTCGAGATGCGTTCGGTGGATGACGAGCCCGAGGTCGCCATGCGGGACATCGACGCCCCGTCTCGCAAGCCTGCCCCCAAGGTCGAGGTGGCGCGCGCTCCGATGCCAAAGCTCGACGCAGCGGCGCTGATGCAGAAGATCGAGGGCTTGGCAACTGCCTCGGCGGTGTGAGGACAACATGTCGCACCCCGAGTGCGGAACAAGTATGAACAACCTGTTGACGGTCCGCAATTTGTGCGGTACAAGGGGAGCCATGATCCAAGACGCGCACCATCACCGGCCTGCCACCAACGCCTTCCGGGCGTGGCGCTCGCTCGTGGGTGCAGACCTGACCGAAGCGGCCCGCCTGCTCGGCAAGTCAAAGCGGATCGTGGAATACTACGACGCAGGCACCCGGCCGGTCCCGGTTGACACCCGGAAGCTGATGCAGGCGATCGTTGAGAGGGGGGACAAGGGGGAAATCCAGCCTTGGCCCGAAACGGCAACGGGAAGTCGCCCTTGAGTTGACCGCTCAAGGTGGACTTCAAGCCGTTGATGAGTTGTTGAGTTTGTGACGCCGCGTATCTGGCTCGCTGTTCCGAATGACCAGTTCGGACTTTGAGCAACGCGGCGTTGAACGTGCGTGCTGAACCTATGCGAGAAACCCGCTCTGGACCGACCCCAATCGGAAGAGAGCAGAGCCACAACCAGGGTCGTGACATGTTGGAAACTAGCGCTTCGGCCGATGCCGGTCAAGCCTTCAATGGCACAGAAGATGGAATTTTCGGTGCGCACGCCGTCGCACTCAAGCGAGCCGGGCTCGCCGTGATCCCCGCGATCGGCAAGAAACCGATCCGCCAGAACTTCCAGAAGATGGCCCATGCACCCGGTCTCAAGACCGTCGAGAAATGGGCAGAGACGAACCCCGACGCCAATATCGTGTTCATCCCCGGCCTGAGCCGGACCCGGGCCAATCCGAACGGGCTCGTGATCGTGGACGCGGACAACGCTCAGGAAGTCGAGCGCGCCGAGTCCGTGTTTGGATCCACGCCAGCCATGATCGACACCCGGCGCGGCCGTCACTTCGTCTACAGGGCACCTGAGGGCTCGCTGGGCAAGGTCGGCAATCTGCGCAAGGCTGGCTTCGAGATCGACATCAAGCACGGCCAGCACGGTTCAGGGATCAGCGTGGCACCGCCGAGCCGCCATCCTGATCAGCGCGACTTCCAGTACCGCTGGACGCCCGGCAGCGGGATCGAGGCTCTGGCCGATCTGCCGGTCTTCAATGCCCGCGCACTGCAAGACCTGATTGACGACACGGCAAGGGGGAGCAAAACGCTCCGCAATGAGACTCAGACTGCCCCCCCGCCCGAGAGAGGAACCGCCCGCACACTCGGCAAGGCATTCCCGCACCTGTTCCGTGATGGCAGCCGCAAGCTGGGCTTGAACGACCATCTCGCCTCGCACGCATGGGCCATCGAAGACTTCGACGCCGCGCTCGACGTTTCCATGACGTGGAACGACAATCTGGCCGATCAGGGAATCGAGAAGCTGCCGGACGACGAAGTGATCGAGGTATGCAAGGCCATCATGGCTGACCTTGAACGCGGCAAACTTGTCCGCAAGCAGCATCAGCGCGCCACCGCACTGACCGACGCCGACGAAGTTCGTCATCTGGCGCTCTACTCGAACGGCGATGCCGCCTTCATGCTGTTGCAGCTTTTCCGCGCCGAGCACGATGCACGTTGCCGCCGTGGCGAGACCTTCGTGATCAACGTCGAGGGCATGGTGGCCAAGCGGTCGCTCGGATGCTGGTCGGCTCGGAAGTACCGGGAAGCGAGAGACACGCTGCTCGCCCTCGGTTTGATCAAGTGCGTGAAGCCAGCAGCTTTCAGGTCGGCCGCCGAGTACGTGCTTGGTGATCGCATCCTGACCCCGAGTGTAGCCGTGCGTGATCGTGCCGTTGCCTGACCAGGGGCGCGGCGCGGGGCAGTCTAAGTCTCATTGTGGAGCAGACTGCTCCTTTTAAGTACAACTCGACCATGAAAGGACCGACCCCAATGAGCTACAACCCTTCCGTGAAGCTGACGCGCCTGTTCGAGTGCACCAGCAAGAAAGGCACGCCGTACCTTCGTGGTCGGCTCGGTTTCGCCAACGTCGTCATTCTCAAGTCGGATCAGGTCTCGGACAGCGGCCAGCCGATCTGGAACGTCCTGATCAGCGAGCCCGAGCAGAAGCCCGAGGATCAGCCCAACGGCCGCCAGCGTCGTCCTGACCCTGAGGCGGAAGCCAGCGCAGCCCGTGGCTACGCCCGCGATCTCGACGATCAAATCCCGTTCTGATGGTGCGCCCATGGAACCGCGATACGAAGTCGAGATCGTGGTCGGCCATCGCAGTGTTCGGTACGCCAGCCTGAGCAGACAGCACGCCCTCAGGCAAGCCCGGCTCGAACGGAAGGCAGGCGGCAAGGTCACGGTCTACAAGATCGAAGGCGACGACGAGCAGATCGTCAACAAGTAGGCCGGGACATCTGGCCGATCTACGGGGGAGGTCTTCGCGATCTTCCCCGTTTTGCTTTGCAGATCAACGTCGGCAGACCAGAACTCTGCCAGAACTCTGCCAGAACTCTGCCACGGCTCTGCCAGAACTCTGCTCGGCAGCCCGTTGATTCGCGCGCGATAGCCCGAAACTCTGAACGTTTCAATAAGAAACCGGCTCCGCAAGCATCGTGCGACGTTCTGTCGCACTTGATACCATCAAGACAGAAAACCCCATAGATACAGGGCCTTAGCGGCAAAGCACCCTCGCCCTAAGCACGGAACGTGCTGATCTGCAATAGAAAAATCGCCCCGGACGCTTGCAAAAGCGCGGGCTCATGGTATGTTCAAATCGAGCGCGTACAGGTTGTCGTTCGCGGGATTGACCATCCCGACGCAAAGGCAACATGGCACGCCTCAAGGGTGAAGTCAACTGGCCATCCACTGACCCTGGGGACGCCGACTGATCAGCCCTGCGGTCTCTCGCAAGGTGCCGGGGGTGCGCATTTGGGGTGTGCACCCCCCTTCTACCCCGAGAGATCACTACAGCGACCCCAATCGCTGACGGACCCCAAGAACCGAGACCGAACCTTATGCGAGAGAACCATGCAAACCCAGATCACCGAGGCCCCGATCCTCAAAGCGCCCGGAAAAGCTAACCGCCCGGCCGCCAAGACCCGAAAGCCCAAGCTGACGCTCGCCGCCCGCCTCGCGTCCCATGTGGACACGTTCGGCGGGCTTTTCGCATGTCACCACTGCGATCTCAGCATCATGCAGGCGAACGGCTACCCGCAGATCAAAGCGCCGAGCCCGATCACCGACAAGCCCACCATGCGGAACGCCCATACCGTCGCGTGGGAAGTCCACAACGGCATGCCCGTCCCCGAGGGGAAGATCGTGCTGCATGCCCAAGGCTGCACCAAGACGTGCTGCAACCCGGCTCACCTTCGTCTCGGCACGCACGCCGAGAACGCAGCGGACCGCGAAGCCGAGCGCAACGGCAAGGTGAAGCGACTGACCAAGGCGGAAGTCTTGGAGATCGCCCACCTCGGCACGGTCGAGAAAGTCTCGATCCCGGCGCTGGCCACCCGCTTCAAGACAGACCCGAGCAACGTTCGCTGCATCCTGAGGGGCAAGACGCACTCGAAGCTGACCGGCATCGAGCGCAATCGCAAGGTCGGCGGCGGCAAGGCCAAGTCGGCTGCACCCGTCCCGGCTCC